CTCCGTTCAGGTTGTGGGGTACATGTACCCCGTTTTTGACTACCGATGCAACGGGCAGTCGTATGCCCCAGTGGGACTACCACTGGAAAAGACATTATCTCACATATCGAGGACTATGTCAAGTGGGTTCTAGGTGGCTCTAGGTTGTTCTGAGTTGTTCTATTTTGTTCCTTTTGTCGAATTGTAAGCTATTGATTTATAAGTACTGTTCTAATGTTCTAATGTTCCGGTATGTATATGGGGAGAAATATAGGTGAGAGAGGGGAGGAACAAACTCTTTTGAAAATACCCAGATTTAATAAAAACCATTGAATTATTTAAAAAAAGAACATTATATATATATATATAGTAAAACTATTATCTTCTAGTAGGTTCTAGTTGGTTCATCGCTAAACCCGCTAGAAGCGGAGAGAACGTGGTAGCATTTAATAGCGTTTGCATATTGTACGCTTTTGCCTTTAAAAAACGGAACATTACAGAACATTTGCCCCTTTTTTAGAACATTACAATGGAACATTATAAATGGGGTACATGTACCCTCTTCAAGAGTACCTAGGATTTATTCTGGTACGTTGGTAGTACCTAGGATTTATTCTGGTACGTTGGTAGTACCTAGGATTTATTCTGGTACGACGCGCTACGCTGCGGCGGAACTGATCTCAGTATTGTGGGGCGGGGCGCTATGCAGCTAGGGAACAGGCTTCATAAAATTTAGGCCAAAAAAAAGGCGACCCCGAAGGGCCGCCCAAAAGTAGTTGTTGTTAGTGTTCAGGTGTTTCCGCGTTGATCGCTTCCGGAAGTAGCGACCGCACGTAGTTTAACGTGGTCTGAATTTCTTTCACGTTCACTGCGGGGTCGTTTATGTCTTCCACCCATTCCATCATTTTATCTACTTCGTGCCGGTAGTTTAATATTTTAGTGGGTTTTCGTTTGGCCGCCTTTTTCTGCGCCGGTGTTAAATTGGCCAAATGCCTAGAGCGCATCGCCGTACGCCACACGTGCAAGGTGTTTTTGCGGGCATTCTTTAAGGCGCCTAGTTTCAACGGTTTGATTGTTTCCACCCATACTGCTTTATCTATCTTGTACTTAGAACAGTATTCCTTAAAGCCTAGCATTAAGGCGTCCCGCTCTTGCGCGGTAAATCCGGCAATGGCTTCTAGCTGGACGGCTGCCCATTCCACGTCATTCAATTTGCTACCGTCGGTGCTAGGCGCCTTGAAATGGCCTTCACGGACGCCCGCGGCGAACCACGTGTCGTAAAGTACGCTAGACTTCTTGCCTGCTTTGTTAATTGCGCGGGCGTCCGCCATACGTTCGTTAGCCATACCGGCAAATGCTTTCTTAGTGATAGTACTCATAATCGTTTTCCTTTCAAGTTTAACCCGCCTCGCATTATGCGATACATAATGCCGTCGAATTGAGAGCTACTATAACTTGTTTTGGGCAGAATACAATAGATAAAGCGACAACCCGACAGATATAGATAGGGTACATGTACCCCATTTTTGAAGTAGGCGCGACGCTGCGGCGGAACTGGCTTCTAATGGCGGAGGGGAGGCGTTACGCTGCGGCGGAACTGGTCTCAAAGAGGACGCTGTGGTAGCCGTCCTCCCGAGTGGTGGTTACTTGTCTTCGTCTACGTGGCAGTCCCAGTCCTTGTAGTTCGGCCAGTTGCCAGCGCGTACCATCTCGCAGTAGTGGTTACCTGCCTCGACCTCCGCTAGGTAATCATCGTGCTGCACGTACCCGAATAAGCACGCCATGATTACGGCTCCCATGATGGTGAAGTAAGTTCTCAGTAAGATTACTTGCATTGTTCATTCTCCTCTTGTGCTATGAATGTTTGTACTTTTACCCGTGCCATAAGCTCACGCTTACCAATGAACAGTAGTTGGAACTTGTGGTTGCCTATTGGTTGAATGATCCAATCAGTAGGATCGTCCTTTGCTTCTCTTGCGAACTTAGCTTCGTATGCGTTCATGTTGTTCTCCATTCGGTTAAGGTTGCCCCCTTTCGGGGGCGGTTGGTGGTTACTCTTCGGCTTCTGCTAAACGTTCGGCTTCTGCTAAACGTTCGGCCATCGCTAGCGCGGCGTTATATATGGTATCGGCGTCCTCTTCGCGCCCTGTTACCCAGAAAATGCCTAGCAATTCCAGCTTAGTTAGTAGGAGTTTCGCGCTTGGTACAACTGGCGCGTCTGGAAGTGGTTCCCAATCTGAATCGTTCATAACGTTTTCCTTTCAGTGTAAGTCGAAGCATGATTGCCTCGACTTGGTAACTATATTACCACAGTATAACTAGAACACAATAGATAAAGTGACAACCCGATAGATATAGTCGGCCTCGTATCCTGTGGGCGAAGGCCGAATCCCCTGTATGCAAAGGGTACGGGGGGTGTACCCCCCACTTGAGCCATTTAGGATTCCTTAGTATCTTGTATATACTAATCTACTCGAGTAATTTAAAAATTTATCAAAATCGCCACACTACTGTACAAAAAATGACCAGAGAAAGACCCCCCACACCTTTATAAGTACCTAGTGATAAAAAAATTTTTTTCCTGTATATTACGCATTGTGTCTAAGTCTAGTCGGAACGCGGGGTTATATGGTCTTATTGTTAGAGCCTGAGTTAGGTGTGCCGTTTTCGGCGGACACCCCCTATATGGATCTAAAAGAGCGGGCGGAAGCTGCGTGCAACACCGCCCTACAACTAAACGTCCACGGGTTAGACATAACCCCCACAAAAGAAGATACCGATGCTGCCGCTGGTATGCTTGTGGAATATGCAGAAAACCCCGAGAAGGCTTCTAAACGAATGACCAACAACAAGATGTCCGCTGTCCGTCCTGCTTCCTTAGTTATAGCCGACGGCATCCTCCGGGAGTTCGGGCAGTCTGTGGTGGAGAGTTCAGTACAAATCCGGCACATGGTTACGAACAAACTACTACTTGAAACAGACAACCCCGATGCCAAGATACGGCTACGAGCGTTAGAGCTGCTCGGGAAGATTTCAGACGTGGGGTTGTTCGCAGAGAAGTCCGAGGTCACAGTCACCCACCAATCCAGCGATGACCTGCGCGCAAAACTGCGTGGGAAGTTAGAGAAGTTAGTTAACCCGCCCTTAGAGATAGAAGACAATAAACTTGTCATTTCGAGTAAGTCGTTAGACGTTGAAGATGTTTTTGGGGATGAGGATGACATTGTCTACGACGACTGATTTTACTGATGAGGAAGTCCAGTTGATGTTGGACAACCTTGGGCACTATTCCGACGACGAAGTGGTTGAGATAAACCGTATCGTGGACGAGCTTGATGCCCGTAAACACAACCAAGCGGCGTACGACGACCTTATAGAGTTTTGTAAGGTGATGATGCCCGAATTCATCGTGGGCAAACACCACCGCATTTTGGCTGATATGTTGATGGCTATTGAGGCGGGGGACAAGGATAGGGTGTGCGTAAACATCCCTCCACGTCATGGTAAGTCACAACTAGTATCTATATTTTATCCTGCATGGTTCTTAGGGAGAAACCCCAACAAGAAAGTTATGATGGTATCCCACACCACTGACTTAGCAGTAGACTTCGGGCGAAAAGTACGTAACCTCATATCCATAGACGCGTACAAGGCTATATTTCCTACGGTAAGCCTAGCTTCGGATTCTAAGTCAGCCGGGCGCTGGAACACCAGCGTAGGGGGCGAGTATTACGCCTGTGGTGTGGGATCTGCGCTGGCCGGTCGAGGTGCAGATCTGCTGCTTATTGATGACCCGCATTCTGAGCAAGACGTGATTAACGGTAACTTCTCTGTGTTCGAGAAAGCCTACGAGTGGTACACGTTCGGTGCTCGTACGCGCTTGATGCCGGGCGGTCGTGTAGCTATTATTCAGACTCGTTGGCATATGGATGACTTGACGGGGCGTGTGGTCAAGGATATGACGCAGAACGAGCGTGCTGACCAGTTTGAGGTGGTAGAGTTCCCCGCGATCCTCGAAGTACTGGACGGGGACAAGGTTGTAGAGAAACCGTTGTGGCCTGAGTTCTTTGATCTTGAGGCGCTCCTCCGTACCAAAGCGTCGATGCCTAACTACCAGTGGAACGCGCAGTACCAGCAGTCCCCCACGGCAGAAGAAGCGGCTATTGTTAAGCGAGAATGGTGGCAGGTGTGGGGTAAAGACACCCCGCCCCCGTGCGAATACTTGATAATGGCGTTAGACTCCGCGGCTGAGAAACATAACCGTGCGGATTACACGGCGTTGGCTACGTGGGGGGTGTTCTTTAACGAGGAGACTGACCTACATAATGTCATACTACTAAATTCCATAAAGCAGCGGCTAGAGTTCCCCGAGCTTAAATCAATGGCGATTGAGGAGTACACTACGTGGGAGCCGGACGCGTTTATTGTGGAGAAGAAAAGTTCGGGTACCGCGCTATATCAAGAAATGCGCAGAATGGGGCTTCCTGTTTCTGAGTTTACCCCCCACAGGGGGTCAGGTGATAAACTTGCGCGACTAAACTCCGTGGCGGATATAATAGCATCAGGTATAGTATGGGTACCTGCGACACGATGGGCAGAAGAGCTAGTTGATGAAGTGGCGGGGTTCCCGTTTATGCCGAACGATGATTTAGTTGACGTGACAGTTATGGCGTTGATGCGGTTTCGTCAGGGTGGGTTCTTACGGTTGCCTTCAGACGAGCAGGAAGAACAGCAATATTTTAAACAGCGCCGAGGCGGGTACTACTAATGAAGGGTAAGTATAATGGCTATTGAAAAAAGTTTGGGGCAAGCCCCGCTAGGGGCAGGCGAGATAGACGACGAAGAACTCGAAGGCGAGGTTATTGTAGTCGAGCTTGAAAGCGATGAAGACGACATATCGGATCTTATAGAAGAAGCTAGAGAGATGATGTCCTTTGAGGATAACCTAGCAGAAGAACTTGACGATACCGAGCTTGAAACCTTATCGGGGGAACTCATTGGGCTTGTCGAAGCAGACGTCGATAGTCGTAAGGAGTGGGCGGACATTTATGTAAAAGGGCTGGATCTAATAGGATTCAAACACGAAGAGCGTACCGAACCTTGGCAGAACGCGTGCGGTGTTCACTCTAATGTGCTAGCCGAAGCAGCCATACGCTTCCAAGCTGAAACCATGAGCGAGACGTTCCCCGCTGCCGGCCCAGTAAAGACCAAGATATTGGGTATGGAGACCAAAGAGAAGGAAGAAGCTGCCGAGCGAGTCAGGGCAGATATGAACTACGAACTGACCGAGAATATGGTCGAGTACCGCCCAGAGCACGAGCGTATGTTGTACAGCCTCGGGCTTGCGGGTTCCGCCTTTAAGAAGGTGTATTACGATACTACTGCCAAGCGCCAATGCGCGCTGTACATCCCAGCAGAAGATGTTGTAGTACCTTACGGCGCGTCAAACTTGGAAAGCGCCGAGCGTGTGACTCACGTTATGCGTAAGACCAAGAACGAATTATACAAGATGCAGGCTAACGGGTTTTACCGAGACGTAGAGTTAGGTGAGCCAGTGGCGTTCCATACGGACATCCAGAAACGCAAAGCCCAAGAGGGTGGGTATAGTATAACCGACGACGACCGGTACGCGTTATACGAGATCCATGCAAACTTAGTGATAGACGGGGTAGATGACGAGGATGATCTCGCCAAACCGTATGTCGTAACCTTAGAACTAAATACAGGTAAAGTACTATCTATATACCGAAACTGGGACGAAGAGGACGATTTACAGGTTAAACGGGAGCATTTTGTCCATTACAACTATGTTCCGGGCTTTGGGTTCTACGGACTTGGCCTTATTCACATCATCGGAGGGTATGCTAAGGCCGGCACATCACTTATTCGTCAATTAGTTGATGCCGGTACCTTATCTAACCTGCCGGGGGGCTTAAAAGCTCGTGGATTACGTATAAAAGGTGATGATACACCGATTGAGCCGGGCGAATGGAAGGATGTGGACGTACCGTCGGGGGCGATCCGCGACAATATCATGCCACTACCCTACAAAGAGCCTAGTCAGGTGTTATTGGCGTTATTGGACAAGATTACTACCGAAGGGCGTCGTTTAGGCGCTATTTCGGACATGAATATCTCAGATATGTCCGCAAATGCCCCAGTTGGCACGACTCTTGCGCTGTTAGAACGCACTCTCAAGCCGATGGCCGCAGTACAGGCGCGAGTGCATTACTCGATGAAGCAGGAATTTAAGCTCCTGAAAGCGATAATGGCCGAATACGCTCCCGCTGAGTATGGGTATTTGCCTGTTCGCGGGGAAGTATCTGCGCGGCAGTCTGACTACGCGATGGTTGACGTCATCCCAGTGAGTGATCCGAACAACACTACGATGGCGCAGCGTGTTGTGCAGTACCAGACTGTACTACAGATGTCTGAGAAAGCCCCGCAGATCTACGATTTGCCTCAACTACACAGGCAGATGATAGAAGTATTAGGGATCAAGAACGCAGAGAAGATTGTCCCCACCAGAGAAGATGCTACGCCAGTAGACCCAATCAGTGAGAACATGAACGCGCTGGTCGGGAAGCCTATGCGGGCGTTTATCTACCAAGACCACGAAGCGCATATAACAGCTCACAAGTCCTTCCTAGAAGATCCTATGGTTGCTCAGATGATAGGTCAAAACCCACAAGCTAAACAGATCATGGCTTCGCTTCAGGCGCACATCGCAGAGCATCTAGGGTTTAGTTATCGTAAACAGATGGAGGAGAAGTTGGGTGCAGGACTACCGCCGCCAAATGAACGCCTCCCTGAAGAAGTCGAAGTTAACCTCGCAAGGCTAATAGCCTCCGCAGGGCAGCAAGTCACCGCTGAGAACAAACAGAAACAGGCGCAGCAACAAGCCGCGGAACAACAAAAAGACCCTGTAATCCAAATGCAGCAGCAAGAGCTGAAAATAAAGGAGCAGGAGGTACAACGCAAGATACAGAAAGATCAGGCAGATACGCAGCTTAAACAAGCTGAGTTACAACGTAAAACGCAGAAAGACCAGATGGATACTATGGTCGATAACGCCCAGATCCAGCTAGACGAACGGGAATTAGCGTTAACCGCGCAGAAAGAAGGCGTACGGTTAAACGCGGACACCCGAAAAGCTCAGACCCAGTTGGAGCTTGACTTACTCAAGTTGTCCGCTGCGGAACAAAAAGATAGGAACAAAAAATGACTGTGTTTGACGTTATAAAACGACAGATCATAGCTGACCGAGAGTCAGTAAAAGAATTTCTTGCTACTGGAGGAGCTAAAGACTACTCCGAGTATCGAGAGATCGCAGGAAAAATACGAGCGTACGATGCCTGCGTAATCCACATCGAAGACCTCGCGAAACACTACTTGGAAGATGATGACGATGAGTAAAATAGAAACAGTACAACCACTTGTGGTACCTGCACACGTCCAGCAAGAACGGGACGAAGCAACTTTTGAAGCGCAGTTACCCAGACCTGTAGGGTACAGAATATTAGTAGCCTTACCTGAGATAGAAGCGGAGTACGAGGGCGGCATTTTAAAAACCGACAGCGTACAGAAACGTGAGTACATAATGTCCATCATGGGCATTGTGCTTGATATGGGGGATAGCGCGTACAAGGACAAAACGCGTTTTGGTGATAAACCTTGGTGCGAAGTAGGGGACTACGTAATGTTCCGTATGAACACTGGGACACGTTTTACTGTAAGCGGTAAAGAATATCGGTTAATGAACGATGATTCCATCGAGGCGGTAATTGCCGACCCTCGTGGCATCACACACGCGTAGGGGTGGGTTATGGGATTTAGAGAGATAAGTTTAGATTCGTCTGAGGACGAGAATGAAGATTTTGATTTGGAAGCGAGTAGCGCGGTAGAGATAGACCTTACTGGCAAAAAGACCGCGGACGACTATCGGGACGAAATAGAGGGGGATATTGAAGTTGAGATTGACTCCGAAGAACCGCCCGAGACTCCCCCTGTGGCGGAGGACGAGGAAGACGTTACTGATAGTGACTTATCACACTACTCAAAAAGTGTGCGTAAGCGTATCGCGCAACTGACTAAAAAACACAAGCAAGAATCTTCCGCTAAGGAGCAGGCGCTAAACGCGAAGCTCGAAGCAGAGGAGTTGGCGAAAAACTTGCTGGCTGAGAACCGGCGACTGAAAGGTGACGTCAACAAGAATCAGTCAGCTCTAATAGAACAAGCTAAACAAAACGTCGCAACCGAAGTAACTGCGGCGCGGCAGGCGTATAAAGACGCGTACGATGCAGGTGACGCGGACAAGGTTTTAGACGCGCAAGAAAAACTGAATGTTGCAACCAATAAGTCAGAAAGGCTTGACCGGTTTAAACCCGCCCCTTTACAGGAGGAGGAAGAAGATGTAACAATACCCCCATCAGCAGACCCAGCAACGTCAGTAGATACCAAAGCTATGGATTGGAGCAAACGCAATCCTTGGTTTGGAGACGCCGACGAACCTGAAATGACTTATTTTGCTAGGGGAGTGCATGATAGATTAGTTAGACAAGGTGTAGACCAGACGAGCGACGCGTATTACTCGGCTATAGATAGTCGGATGCGCGAAGTTTTCCCAGAAAAGTTCGAGGACAGCCCCGCAAAACGGGCACCCAAACGTAGCAATGTTGTCGCGCCAAGCACCCGTAGTGTGGCGAGCAAGAATATTAGCCTATCGGCATCACAGCAACGAATAGCAGACAAATTCGGTTTGTCCTACGAACAATACGCACGCGAAGTCTCACGATTACAGAGGAATTAAGACATGGCCGAGAATAGAGTTAAACGAGAAAGTACTACCCGTGAAGCAACCGTCAGCAAAAAAAGTTGGCAGTTACCGTCTCTTCTGGCATACCCAGACCCAGAGCCGGGCTACAGGTTTTACTACGTCAGAATAGCTACTTTAGGTATCACTGACGCGACAAACATCAACTCAAAACTTGATGAAGGCTGGATTCCCTGTAAAGCAGAAGATTACCCCTCATTGGTACACTCTGTTGAAGATAATCCTAGGTTCCCAGACAGCATCGTTACTAAGGGCTTAATGCTATGCAAAATGCCTGAAGATATGGTGATGCAGCGGGATCAGTATTACCAGTCGCAGACTGACGGCAGTATGCAGTCGGTAGACAGTCACTTTATGAGGGAAAACGATCCCCGCGCCCCACTGTTTACTGAGCGCAAAAGCTCGGTATCATTTGGTAAAGGCGCTTAATTCAATATAGAGGAATGTGAAGATGGCTAATATAGCTTCAGCAACTGGCCTCAAGCCCGTCAATTTAATTGGCGGAGGCCCATTTCAGGGCGGAACAATTCGTATGTTCCCCCTGTTCGACAACGCAGCAACCGGTTTTTTCAACGGCCAAATCATTTTGATTGGCGCTAATGGACAACCGCTTGCCGCAGCAGCAACACCGACGACAAGTACAGCGGGCGTTGTAGGCGTATGTACAGGCGTTAGTTACGTATCGCCTACTGGCGAGTACCGTCAGGATCAGTCTTTACCAGCGAACGCAATTACTGCCGGATATAAAGATGTCCAAATTATGGTCAACGACGACCCTAATGTAGTAATGCAAATCCAAGGCAGCAACTCGTATGCGACCCTAGCATTGGCGCAAGCCGATGTAGGTTCTAACGCGGCAGTGGCTGTATTTACCGGTAACGCAGCAACGGGCAACTCAGAAATGTCGTTGACCAACGCTGGCGCGACTACAAATACGCTTGGTTTTCGTATTATGGGCTTTGTTCCGGGAACTGAGACAGACACGTTTCCGGAAATCTTAGTTAAATTCAACTTTGGTGTACATTCGTATACTAAATCCGCTGGCATCTAGGAGGATATAGCACATGGCTATTTCACGCGCACAATTACTGAAAGAACTCCTCCCGGGTCTTAACGCTCTATTTGGTTTAGAGTATGCTAAGTACGGTGAAGAGCACACAGAGATCTTTGAAACAGAGACTTCTGATCGCTCTTTTGAGGAAGAAACTAAACTGTCTGGCTTTGGCGCCGCACCGACGAAAACTGAAGGTGCTGCCATTGTTTATGACAATGCACAAGAAGCGTTCACCGCACGCTACACGCACGAAACCGTTGCTATGGGCTTCGCCCTTACGGAAGAAGCGATCGAAGATAACTTGTACGATTCGTTATCTAGTCGTTATACCAAAGCATTGGCTCGCGCTATGGCGTACACCAAGCAGGTTAAAGCTGCTAACATTCTTAACAACGCGTTTAACGCGGCTGTTACTTATGGTGACAACGTCTCGCTAGTTAACGACAGCCATCCATTAGTGGGCGGCGGGGTTAACTCAAACCGTCCATCTACTGGCGCCGACCTTAACGAGACTTCTTTGGAAGCCGCCGTTATCGGTATCGCTGCGTGGACTGATGAGCGAGGCTTATTGATTGCTTCACGACCTAAGAAACTCATTATCCCACCTGCGTTGCAGTTTGTTGCAACTCGCTTGTTGGAGACTGAGGGACGTGTTGGAACTGCGGACAATGACATCAACGCTATTAAGAGCAACGGTGTTATCCCACAGGGTTACGCAATTAACCACTATCTGACTGATCCGAATGCTTGGTTCCTGACCACTGACGTACCAAACGGACTGAAACACTTCGTTCGTACTAAGATGTCTACTGGCATGGACGGCGACTTTGATACAGGCAACAGCCGGTACAAGGCTCGTGAACGTTATTCGTTCGGCGTATCAGATCCGCTCGGTATCTATGGGTCAAAACCCGGTATCTAGTAAACTCTTTTGTTTGAGTTTGGGGGGAGCACTTGTTGCTCCCCTTTTTTTGCTGTACGATTAAGTCTAATCCCTGACTACCTGCAATCCCGTGGGTAGACTTATCCCAGACAGGAGATTCTCATGGGTACTACAACTTTTTCCGGCCCAATTAAAGCCGGTACGATCAAAAACACCACAGGCACAACCGTAGGTTCTGACGTTGCAAACGTTGGTTTCGTGGATATGACGCAAGCGACGGGGGGTGTACTCCAAGCGGACATCACCGCAGACACGAACACCGATATTGTAATCCCAGCATATTCCGCAATACTAAGCATAAATACCCTAAATACCGTAGCGAATACTGGCACCAGTAAAGCCGTAAACATAGGCACTGTAGACTCTGCTGGAGTTGTCAATACTTCGGCATTAGTTGGCGGTTTGCCGCTGGATGCGTTAGGTTGGAAAAACGCTACACCATCTACTAACGTAGACAGAATCGCGCTTTGGCAAAACACAGGGGCGGAAGATTTACGAGTCACCCTCAAGGCTATTAACACGGGCAGTGGAGCGTTCCGAGTGTATATCCAATACGCGCAGGCCATCAACGCTGCCGCCAACCCCTAGTGAGGTTCTTACGTAAGATCTGGGTAACGTTTACTGAGTTGGTAAAGCGAGTTTTTATGGCTATTTTTAACAATCTAATTCGTACAGACGTTGTAGGTACTAACGTCATAACTAGTCCAGATCTAAGTTCTGGTGGGGGCGGACTGTCGCCCCTACTCCCCTTCCCGGGCACATTAAACTACACCACCCCTGATGCCGAGTCCGATAATCTTTCTTTTAATGCTTGGACGTTGCGTAACGCCCTCTTGGACTACACTAATCAATACCCAGTAGGTGCTACGTACCTCGCCTATCCAGATGACGGATTTGCAGGGCCGGGTAGAGACCGAACATGGTACAACGGAGTCCCGTACTTGTACCAATGGAAGTATTTTAACCAGTGGTGGGTGGTCAACCCTCCGACCAGCTACGAAGTATTCTTAGGAAATAACTTTCTTAGTACAACCCCTCCGTATGACGACCTAGGAATTACCTACCCCCCACTTGTCTCAGGAACTTCTAGAGTGCTTCAGATGTACGGCGCAGGGACTGATTTTAATGCGACAGAGAACAGAAAAAATCTAACAGACGGCCCTACCAACGGTAACGAGTTTCTTAACATCGGATGGTCGGTTAACCGATACAACATAAGCAACGCTACTGTAACAGGACAGACAGCGTTAAACGCGTTGAGCGAGACAGACTTCAACAATTTTGACGGGATGCTGCCTGCGAATGGGTCTACAAATTACTGGCATAGAACTGAGTGGTCACAGGTAGTCCCCATGCCTAGAGGGGGAACAACCCCTCCACAAGGCCCATTGGCTACAAATGGCGATAAACTGCGTGTAGGAGTACAGATACGGTTTCCTTCAGAAGACCCAATGCGAGAGCTTAATTTTGCGGGCTTCGCTATTTCGTATATCACTGCCCCGAGGGTGGATGTAACCGACACGACTGGGGGCAACGTTGACGACTCCAAAACGTTTGTTGATTACATAACGTTTAATGCTCAAGGGCAGACATTCGACTTGCCCACAGGGGCGTACAACACGGTTGTTGACCTTGTAGATATGGTATCAGGCACAGACTACATGATTATCAACCTAGGGGACACTTCCGTAACTACTTGGCAAACCACTGGGTACGGTACCGGGTCGGTGTTTTGTGGGATACCATTTACTGCAACACGTAACGGAGCGCCGGGGGATGGTACCGGACAACTAGTACCTCTTGACGGTGTTAGAAGAGGGCGTACTAACTGGGGCGGGCTGGATACGAATAACCCGTACGATGTTGCAAGTACTTCGTACCAACCCCCTATGCTGAACAATTTGTTACGGACGGTAACTGAGAAGGGGCAATTAGACCAACGAAACTACAGGGAATTTACTGATGTGTCCTTTGACTCAACTATCCCTCCTGAAGTTATCGCAGCAGGGCTAGACTCCTCGGGCATACAAAAGATAAAAATATCTTTGTTTCTCTGTGAGAATATGTCCTATCTGTACTCAGGTACTGGCACGGGTACACAGCTAATACCCTTAGAGGATACTGATTTGGGGGTTAAGTACATCATACGTAGTATTGATAACTTCCGCCAACCCGCACTACACCAAGCCACTGCTATACCTGTCGGGCCGGACACTGCCGCGCAAGATCTCCAAGTGGGGGCTACGTACACAATAAAATCCTACGGTAGCCCCAATGCCACTGACTGGGGAGCCGCTGGGGCGCCTGTAGGATGGAACCTAGGAACGGCGTTTAGGTGTACAGCAGCAGCTACAGGTGATGGAGTTGCTACTTTGGGCGGGTTCCTTGTCGGAGACGTCATAACAATCGCTGTAGAAGACCCTGACGACGGCGCGGATGTTGGACGTCTATCGGGCGCAGTGCAATTCTTTTCCCCATACGTCGAGTTTGTCGCTGGGTAACAATTTAAGTTGAGGTAAAACATGTCACTGATATATCAACAAAACGGCTCCCAAGGCGCGAAAACAATAGAGTTTCTAGTGCGCGATGGTTCAGATAACGGCAAAGTTTCTCTATTCTCGAATCTTGCAGGGTCAGAAATAGCTATAAACGTGTGGGGTGGGGACGCTTTCTACCCATACAGAGTATCAAACGTTTCGTCAACACTAAACACGAGTACAAACGTCGCTGTCATCCAAGGTGCTGGGCGCTTCCAAATCGTTATTCCGGCTAGTAAGCCCTTAGCGATATACGCCTCGCTAAAAGCGAGCGTTCAACTAATATCGGGTATTTAAAATGCGCCGTTACTACGCCTCGGGCGGTAAAGTAAAAGGCTCTGGCATGAAAGGTATGAGCCAGAAGAGTGGGGATAAGCGTCCTACCAAGTCTGGTGCCGGCATGACAGCTAAAGGGGTGGCTAAGTACCGCAGGAACAACCCCGGAAGTAAGTTAAAGACAGCGGTTACAGAAGACAAACCTACTGGCGAACGAGCGGGGCGCCGAAAGTCGTACTGTGCTAGGTCAGCAGGACAAATGAAGCAGTTTCCCAAAGCTGCTAAAGACCCTAACTCTAGGCTACGCCAAGCTAGAAAACGTTGGAAATGTTGAGGTGATGTTATGACAAAGAAGAAAAAATACAGTAAGTATGCGGAGGATGTGACAGTCCCTAGTAACCCTAAGAAATCTAAACGAGAGCGCACAGAAGAGAAACAAGCCTTAGATTTCGCTAACGACCCTAAGACGGGTAAACCCATGAGAATGGAAGAAGAAGACTACAACTACGCCGGAGGTGGCAAAGTGAGTACATGTGGTAGCAAACGCAAGAAGAAGATGATGGCTGGTGGGATGACTGCTCCTATGGGTGGCGGTGCTCCTATGGGCGGCGGTGCTCCTATGGGCGGCGGTGCTCCTATGGGCGGTGCTCCCATGTCAGAGGAAGAACGCAAGCGTAAAATGCTAGAAGCGATGAAGAAAAAAGCTGCTATGGGTGGTGGTGCTCCTATGGGTGGTGCGCCTACTCCACCTCGCCCTGCGATGAAGAAAGGCGGGAAAGTGAGTAGTGGTAAGAAGTACAAGCAGTCTGTTCGCGGCGCGGGTATGGCTACCAAAGGCGTACGCAAATGTAAGATGCGATAGTGCTATGCGTCGATACTACACAGTAAAAAAGATGAAGGAAGGCGGCCCAGTAAAAGACGCGTGCTACAAGAAAGTAAAGTCGTCTTACAAGGTGTTCCCGTCCGCGTATGCTTCTGGGGCTATTGCTAAATGCCGTAAGAAGGCGGCTAAATAGTGCGTAAGTACTACAGCTCTGGGGGCGGTGTCCGTAAGACTAAAAAGGGCGCTGCGCTAAAACGTTGGTTTAAAGAAGACTGGAAGGATGTCAGCACTGGTAAGGCTTGTGGTAGGGAGAAAGGCGATGGTAGAGGCACACCATATTGCCGCCCATCTAAACGGGTGTCTTCCAAAACCCCAAAAACTTCTGGCGAAATGTCTAGTACGGAAAAGAGCAAGAAGGTTAGAGAGAAGAAAAGTTTAGGACAACCAGCGGGAAAACCGCGCAGAGTGTCATCTCTCAAAAGAGGTAAATAATGGCGACTACAGGCACTACAGATTTTGACATGGATTTTACGGAGATCGCGGAAGAGGCGTGGGAACGCGCTGGCCGTGAGATGCGTTCAGGCTATGATCTACGTACCGCCCGACGCTCTATGAACATAATGACTATCGAGTGGCAAAACCGCGGGATAAATTTGTGGACAGTGGATAGCGGGGAAATAAACTTATTGGAGGGGGTAGGACAATACTCGCTACCCTCAAATACAGTAGATCTTATAGAACAGTACATCCGGACTGATAGTGGAAACGAGAACACTCAGCAAGACCTAACAATTAGTCGAATTAGTGTAAGTACTTATTCGTCTATTCCTAACAAATTAAACGAGGGCAGGCCGATCCAAGTATGGGTTGATCGCCAACGGGACGCCCCACAAATAAACATTTGGCCTGTACCAGACAGTAACCGGTACAAGTTTAGATACTACTACATGCGGCGCATCCAAGACGCGGGCGCAGGCTCGGAAACTGCTGATATGCCATTTAGGTTTCTCCCCTGTCTAGTGTCTGGACTAGCGTACTATATATCTATGAAGGTACCTGAACTCATGCCTAGAATACCTATGCTAAAAGAGATGTACGAGGAACAGTTTGCGCTAGCTGCGGGGGAAGACAGAGTTAAAACTTCAGCCCGTTTCGTACCTTCTACCTATAGGATATAGCAATGAGTAGTCGGTTTGCCGCGGGCAAAAAGGCTTTTGGTTTTTGCGACGTTTGTAGTTTTCGCTGCGAATTATCAGAACTGAGAGACTTGATTGTAAAAGGTGCGGACACAAATATACGTGCGTGTAGAGAGTGTTGGGATCCAGACCACCCCCAGTTAAAATTAGGTGAGTTCCCTGTAGACGACCCTCAAGCGTTACGCAATCCACGCCCCGACCTGAGCTTAGGAACATCTGGCCCAGCGAGCGCGAGAAACATATATTGGGGATGGGCACCTGTTGGGGGCGGTGAGACTCTAGTAGCCAAAGCTAAATTAGGTACAGTAACGGTGTCAACATGAATTACACAGAACTAAAAGCCAACATACAAGACATTACTGAGAATACGTTTAGTGACGACCAGCTTGCTATGTTTACACAACAAGCAGAGCAAAAAATATACAACTCAGTACAGTTTCCTGCGCTACGTAAACTTGATACGACCCCACTGGCGCTAAACAAACTATACACACTACCAACAGACTTTTTGTACACGTATAGTTTAGCGGTTGTCAGTAACAACGAGTATACGTACTTACTCAACAAAGACGTTAACTTCCTCCGAGAAGCGTACCCCAACCCCACTGTTACAGGCGCTCCGAAACACTATGCGTACTACAGTGATACGCAGTTACAACTTGCCCCAACTCCAGATGCTGCCTACGCTGTAGAGCACATATATGGGTACTATCCACAATCTATTGTGACCGCCGGCACTACTTGGCTAGGGGACGTTTTTGACAGCGCGCTACTTAACGGGGCGTTAGTAGAGGCTTTACGCTTTATGAAAGGTGAGCCAGACCTAGTCCAACAATACGCACAGATGTTTGTGACGTCATTAGGTCTACTTAAAAACTTAGGGGACGGTAAACTACGTCAAGACGCCTACCGAGCGGGCCAATTTCGACAACCAGTAGGATGATATGGCAATTTCACAAACACTATGCACTTCTTTTAAGTTAGGTCTGCTAAACGGCGAGACTAATTTCACTACGGATACTTTTAGAGTGGCGTTGTACACAGGTGCAGCGGATCTCAACGAGAATACTACGTCGTACACAGGTACCACAAACGAAGTCGCCAATGGAAACGGGTACGGGCAAGGAGGAGAACTTCTTACTGTAGTTGGCCCGACCACAACCGGAACTACGGCCTACGTCACTTTTAACAACGTTAGTTGGGATAATTCTACGATCACCGCCCGAGGTGCGCTTATATATAAGAGTGGGGGGACTAACCCCGCTGTAGCCGTACTAGACTTCGGGGCGGATAAGACGACCTCCAACAGTAGTTTTACCGTCACGTTTCCCGCACCTAACGCTACTTCCGCTATCATCAGGATCGAGTAATGGCAACAACTTATACAGACATACTAAAATTAGCTAAACCTCAGACCGGAGACTTAGACGGGGTATGGGGAACAGAGGTCAATAACGAAATAACCGAGCTAGTAGAAGAAGCTATTGCAGGGTTAGCCGTAATTGACGATTGGCTAAACAACGAAATAACCCTTGCATCTGGGGACGGTACTAATGTAAACAATTCTCGTAACGCAATACTGTCGATACGAAACGATTCTACCACTCTAAATGATATTGGTACGGTCAATATCCCCGACTCGTCTAAAGTGTATCTTATAGAAAACACCACGCTTTATGATGTGGTTTTTACGACAGGTATAGTTTCTGACCCAGCAAAAACAACTGCTACCGTTGATGCGGGCGAGACGGGCATTATATTTTGTGACGGAGGCGGAAACGTTAGTCCCGCTGCGGGCAGTTTGCCAACTGATGTCGTCATTGAGGGTACACTAGACGTAAACGGCGACTTTACTGTAGGGAACGACAAGTTTGTTGTTACGGCGCTAACTGGGAACACAGACATCAAGGGGTCGTTAGACCTTAGTGGGTCGCAGAGCGTCCCTGTCAACAGAGTTAGTACAGACCTTGACACGCAATCTCTCGCTACCGACCTTGTTACAGCTTTAGCGGTAAAAAACTACGTAGATAACGCTGGAGCGGAAAGCCTCGCGGACACCCTTGTTGTAGGCAACACTACTGGCGGTTCAAATGTAATTGTAAGTGCTGGTGACGACTTACTACTTTCTGACTCAAGCAAAATTAAATTGCAGTCCGATGGGAACGACTACTTACAGATATACAAAAATGGCGCCGGAGATTCTTATATAGAAGAAGTAGGTGGGGATGACCTTGTCATTAGAGGGAACAACATATCTATACAGAACGACTCTAACGCAAATATGATCTTCTCGAACGGCGTTTCTGCGTTCTTAGACTACAGGGGCGCCACTACCCCCGGAACTAAACTGTCAACTGACTCATCAGGCGCGAACATATTTGGGCTATTAGACTTATACCGCTCAAACGAAGTTAGTGAAGGAGGGCAAATAAACTTTCATAGAGCCTTTGACGATGCTACTGGTTGGTATGTGGATGTGTTTGGTACTAACAACGCGCCAGATTTTCGTTTTGTAAACAATAACTCAGGTTCGGCCATACGTGCGCTTACTCTAAGAGCTGATGGTGGAGTACGGGTAGACAGCGGGTATTTGCAGATAAAAGGCCCAGCCGCCGGAGATCCTGACTCCAACCCCGATATATACTTGGACAACACAGAGACAGCCGCAAAAGATCAAAATTTAGGGGACATAGTATTTCGTGGGTTAAATGACAATGCCGAGATAACAAGTTACGCCACAATAGTCGCCTACTCTAGGGAGATTACCGACGGCTCCGAAGAGGGGGAAATAAGATTTTTTATACGGGATGGGGCTTTATACCAAGACCCGTTCTTTGTTGGTAACTACGGAATTACCGCAGATAGCATCCGAACGAGTAACACGAACAACTACAATATAGTTGTTAGGAATGACGCAACTTCTGCTGCGTTGTATGTCCAAAACTCTACCGATACCGGAAAAATTGCCTCGTTTAGGAGTAACGGCTTGGTTGCTAACGGCGGGGATGAAGTTTTAGGTGTCAACCCTACAGGCGTAGACGTAGCGGATAATCTAAATCTTACAGCGGCAGTGGGTTCTAGCGCCACTCTGACAATAGAAGCAGATGTAGGTAATGTCGATGAAAATGAGAACCCTCTTATACACCTACTCCAAGATGGGAAGCAAGTACGTGGGCATCTGCGCGTCGAAGGTTCAACATCCAGTAATGGCCTACTTGTTAACGCTACAACGTTAGAAGCCCTTGGGTTTGGAACCGCCATACAGTTTCTTACTGGGGGGAGCGCCACCTCAGACGGTGCTTTTGTAAGAGGAACGGCAAGGGTAACTATTATTGGTTATCCTACAACGACATCCGGTAGCGCCGCGGGTAACGTAGGTATAGGCACAAAAGACCCCGCAGCTAAATTACATGTGTTGGGCACTACAGCTACAACAACTCTAGGTGTTGGCACTACTGCACCTGCTCATCCGTTGGACGTAGTGGGCGTAGCCAAAATATCTGAATACCTGAGCATGAACAATAATGGGTATATCCGTGGGGATGTAACCGACTCGCTTGTGTATCAGACCACAACACATACGTTTAACAACAAAACCAACAATACTACATTCGCTACAATAGATGCAGACGGGCTAGCCGTAACAGGTACAGTTACTTGTGATGAGATTATATTTCCATCCCTCATAGATGATGCCTGTTCTATCAAAACAACTATAGATGGCCCAGCAACTCACTTAGATTTTAAGCTCAAGGATGATGACCATGAGTCTTTTAGATTTAGATTCGACCATTATCAAGAGCTTCCCAGTAATTATATGACTGCCGTAGAAATAAAACCAGATACGGCAGTGACTGCTCGTAACAAGTTTATCTTAGATGTAGAAGGTAGGGTAGAGGCTGAATCGTTTAAAGGGACGAGTGCCACTACCATTACCGACTTCGTTACTAACGTAGGTGTCGACCCTAGCAATACAACGGTACCTACTTCGGGTGCTGTTAAGGCTTATGTAGAT